ACGCACCCACTTCAACTGCGGGTACATGCTTTCGTTGTTTCGCTTCACGTTTTTGATGGAGTCGTACAGCACGTCCTGATCCAGGCGGTGCAGGTCGTCGTGCCAAAGACGACGCTCCTCGTCCGTCCAAACACACTGAGGCCACAGCTGGTTGATAGCCGCTCGGTTCTGATCCCACGTCCTCATAGGTTCCCTCCCACTGGTTCGCGTCGTTTCCGTGCATCATGCTTTGCGTTGTCAAACTCCCCGGCCAAGATGCGGTCGAGGTATTCAAAGAACCGGGTCACCGCCAGCGGCTTGTCGAAAAACTGGCACGACGGAAGCCGGTGCATTGCTTGATGCGCCCTGTCCAGCCAGCCTGGCGTCGCTGCTAGATCCACCCAAGACGCTGGAGGCACAAGCGGAGTCCACGGCACTGCATTGCCAGTGACGTTCCAGCCGGCAACAAACCGCTGCCATTCGTCCGCTGCCCAGCCCTTTTGGCGAAACTCGTCTCTTTCCGGCGGGGTGTGTGTTCTGCATTCGTCTTTTGGAGAAGAAGATAGGGATGGAGATGGGGATGGGGATGGGGATGGAGGCGATGCTTTTGCGATGCCGTTTGCGATCGCCTTGCGATCGTTTTGCGATCCGTTTGCGACAGTTTTGCGATCGCCCCACCGCTTCCTGTTACCCTCTTGCCCTGCTTCCGACCGTGCCTCTTTCAGGTCTTCGGCACGAGCACGGTGCTCCTCCATTCGGGCATTCCGACGCAGGCCGTCGTCACAGACAGGAAACTTCGACGACAGCAGCTGCCACACACGGCCAACGCCTGGCGACACAAGCTCAAGACGCTCGAGATCAGACGGCAGACCGCCGGAATCCCACTGGATCACCAGTAGGCGGATGTAATGGCCGACCTCCTCGGCAGTCCACATGGCCGTGGATGCGTAGAAGTCACGGCCAAAGAACGGGATGTAATGGTCAACCTGCGTCCTGGCCATCCTTGGCTCCCCTCTCTTTTGCAATCTTTTCTGACAGGGCGTTGTCAATCAGCCACTTCCGGCGGAACGGCTCCCAGTCTCCCTGGCCTCCGCTGCAACGCCAGTTGACGTACGCAATGGCAGCCTGAGTTACCAGCGGGTCTTCTTTTTTGTCAGCGGCCATCACTGGACTCCTTGTTGGCCTTTTTTCTTGCGCGGCATCGTTGCTGAGCAGCACGGTTTAGCTCGCGACGCCTGTGCGCGAGCCATTGCTCTGGCTCCCAAGGGTGGTCCTTGCTGATTACCGCTTGCAAGACTGCACGCCGACAATCAAATGCGGCCAAAAGCACTTCGTCAGGAAGATCCTGGCGAGTGTCAAGCACTGCGTCCCAGACCCTACGGCAAGCCATCAGAAGACTTGGTGCAGCGGCGATTACTGCAGCATTCTTATCACCATTGTCATCCGAAGTCGGAACCACGTAAGCCACGTCGCCACCTTCAGTGTCAAACACAACTCGAAGCGAGTCGCTGCCTCCAGTTGGGAACACAAGCGATACTCCGTTGTTCTGTACAGTCTTCCAGGCCACGTCAGCCTCCTTTCCATTCCGCCCCGCCGCGTCGAAGCGGCACCGTGCCTATCACGAGGGCGGCTGCGCTCAGGCGTAGTCCGCAAGACGCTCGTAGTTCAGGCCCGAAATCTGCGGAAAGCTCTCGTTCGGCTTGTAGTAAACCTTCTTGATCCAGTTGGCCGACAACTCCGAGTTCCACGCACGGATCGCCATGAACGCAATCTGGCGGGCTCCCATTCGGCGCATGCTAAGACGCCTGGAGATGACGGCCTCGCGGTAGATGTTGAATGGCCGTTCGAGTGTGGTGCTGCCATCCGACAGCACCTCGAGCATCTCACCAGCCATGTCAGAATCAGCGCACGAGAACAGGTAGTGCAGTGCGGCCAGCAGCGACGGCGACGGGAACAGGCGGATGTTGTTCGCCTTCGTGATGGAGTGCTGGATCGCCGGACGACGGCCGATGATCTCAAGGCACGTCTTGGGGCTAAATCCGTTAAATCCTGCACCGCCCTCGTAGAACTGCCCCGTCTGGCCGAAAATCCAGAGCAGCTTGACGCAGGCCGCCAGGTGCGTGGAGTTTTCCTTCCCGTGAAGGCTGAGGATGTCGCTGGTCTTGCGACTGCGGGCGTTAACGTCAATCGTGTCGAACGCCTCCGACTCCACTCCGTAGGCCACCCAAGTTGAGAACCCTACTCCCGCTGTCACGCACGCCGACAAGCGGTGCTGGCCGTCCAGCAGACGACCATCCCTAGCGAACTTGATGGTCTCGCCGTTCAGCATCCACTCGCCGCGCTCCAATGACGCCACCAGGGTCTCGACGTGCCCCTTGATCAGCCGCCTGTTGTGAGTGTTCTTCGTGAGCCATTCAGCCGCCATTGCCGGGGTGACAAACACTTGCTCCACCCTCGGGCCAACTCGGTGCTCGGCCCCGTTACGCGATGCAACTGTCGCCGTAGCCATGATCGTCTCCTTTGCTTTCGCATCCCTTTCACCATCCACGGCCGCACGTCAACGAGACGCCGCCGCTGTTCTCAATTCATCCACGCCGTGCAGCTCCTCCGCCGGCACGAAGTACGCCGCCGGCCTGCCGCCGTACGTCTTCAGAAACTCGGGCCGCTTCGCTTTGGCTCCGCTGATCCAGCCATGCACTCGGTAGTCGGGGCACCGCCCGGTAACGAGCACCCAGCGGGCATCGTTGTCATCGTTGGGGCGCACGATCAGGTCGAAGTCGTGGCGGCTGCGAGTGCGGATCTGCAGGCCCGGCAGGTCGTTAGCCTTCCACGTATTCACGCTGCCATTCCAGAAGATGCCGAGCATCTTGGCCACGGCCATCTCGCCACACGCTCCCTCAATGTGCTCGCTCCAGCCTTCGCCGTCGTAGCCGTGGCAGTCTTGCTTGCCAGCCTTCACGGCTGACAGCTGCCGCATCCAGCCGACGAGGCTTGCCATTGCGGCTTCATGCCAACTAAGCGTCACTTCGGTGCTCATCTCACGTCCTTGTGTATTGGCCCCGTCTCGTGGGGCACCCGGCGTCGGCCTTGGCAATGGAGTACGAACCAATCCGACGCTGCGGCGATTACGAAGGGATTCACCGCAACCCTGCTCGCCGGCCATGCATGACGGCCGGAACGCCACGAGCCTGGCGTGACTACCAATCCCCTCCGTAGCGAGCGGACATACGGTCAATCCATTCGTCTTCGCACCCGGCCTTGTAGGCCGCCTGGCCGTAGCCGGGCCGCACCGGAACCGGGCACGGTCGCGCCCCGTCATCCTGCGTCGCCTCCGCCACGTCTGGCGTCGGAATCTCATCATCAGCACGGTGTCTAGCGACAGCGTCGGCGTCTCGAATCGGCTCGCTCATGCCGTCAGTCCCCCGTAAAAGTGTGTCCACGATCCACGTACGCCTTCCGCCTGGGCTCGTACTGGTCGAGCCGTGTGCGGACCTCGTCATAGTCGCGCTGCCACCGCAGACGCTCTGCGGCGTGCGACTCGGCCAGACGCTGCAAGTCACGAGCGAACGCCGCCATTCGTGGCATGTGCTGCCGCTCGAGGTAGGCCACGATGGTGTCGATGCCGATGGTGAGCGGCTCGCGATCGTGGACGTTGGCATAGCGTGTCACTCCACCACCGCCTTTCGCCGAATGTCCTCGGCCTCCTGGCGGATCTTGGCGGCCTGCTTCGACAGCCGGGCGGCAATCACTTCGATTCGAACGGCGGCCTCGTCCATCGCAGCCGATCGTGTCTCGTGCCAGGCGTCTCGGTCGGCACGCAGGACGGACCCGTGCCGCACGTACGTCTCGCCGCCCATCGGCACCTCGCTGCCTTCCAGCAGCCACCAGCCAACGCCGTCGGCGTCGATCCTGTCTGCGAGCATGGGGACGTACACGTTGCTCATGCCGTCACCTCGTGCTCGGCCGCCTCGTGCGAGAACTCCGTGCCGCTGTCCTCGGAGCCGATCAGCATCTCGGCCCGGTGGTGGATCAGGGCCACGAGCTCTTCCTTGCCGGCGTCCGTGAAGATGCCCTCGGCGTGCCGCTTGTCCACGAGCGACCGGATGGCGTCGAGCATCTCGAACGTCGTGGCCCGGCTGACCGCCAGGCGGGCCTTGCCCATGGGATCCTCGGGGACGACCGGGGACGCAGCCGTCACCTTCACCACGCTTGGCGTGGCCGGTTTGGCCGCTTCTTTGGCCGCTTCCGTGGCCGGATAGTCCTGGGCCTCCTCGGCCGTCACGAGGCCCTTGAGCACGTCTGGGAACGCATCCCGCAAGGCGAAGCCTCGGGCACGCAGCTGCAGCATCCGCTTCGGATACTGCGTCCACGGGCCGCTCTTGCCCCACAGGCCCGCCTTCTTGGCGTCGGCCACCGAGAACCGGGCCACGGTCGGCTTCTCGTAGCCCCGCCGTTTGGCCTCACAAATGGCCGCCATGGTCTCGCCGTCGCCCTCGATCTGCTCTCGGACGTACTCGCAGACCGGGCTCGCCATGGCCACGGCCAGGGCGGCGTCACCCCAGATCGCCGGCCGCCCGTTGATGCAGGCGATGTTTTGGAGCGACTGCATCGGGCTCAGGCCGATTTCGCTGCCGTGCTGGATGGCCAGCAGGCAGGACTCCGGCTTGCCCCGAAAGTCCTTGGGTGCGAAGTCCGACTTGGCCACCATGGCGGCGAAGCGGAAGGCGTCGTCGAACGTGGCGAGGGCCAGCCCCCTCGTTGGCGTCGTGTTGGTGGAAATCTCCGTGGTCATCTCTGCGTCCCTTTCTGCGTGGTTTAAATGCCGGCTTGCGTCCTGCTCACCGGCTCGTTGATGCGTCCGTGCTGCTCGAGCTCCGCTCGACTCCTTCCGCCGTCCGGTTCCACCAGGCAGCGGTCCTTTCTGCGTTCAGTGCGTCACGTCCCGGGCCGACACGGCGAGCCAGCCGCCGCCCACGTCCAGCGTGAGCCGGTCGCCATCGGTCCACTCGATGCGGCCCTGCCACCGCTTGCCGGCGGTGCAGCCGGAGACGAAGTCGCCGACGGCGTACGTGGGCTTCGGCGCGGGGCTCGGCGTCTGCTCGCCGAGGCCAGCGATGGCGGCGAGGTATTCGTTTTCGTGGGGGCTGCTGGGGTTCGTGATGCTCACGGGGCTCTCTCCTTCGGTTGGTGGGGCAACTATACGCCTGTTCACTAACTCGTCAAATCGGATTTACGTGCGTGGCGCACGGGGAAAACGGCAAGTGGGGGAGTCGAAAACTTGTACACTGCTTTGTGCTGCGGATCGGAAGATGGGCTAAAGGCTATCGGAAGTTTGGCTAGCGTGCAAGCAGCCCGGTCACGCTGGCCAGCAACTCCAGCAGATCGTGCAGGGCTCGAGCGGCCGGCGAGTCGGTGCCGAGTTCCTGGCCAAGGCGGATCAGGACGAGCGACTGCATGGCGTGGTTCCATTGGCGGTGCATGGCGTGGCCCTCCTTGGCCCGAGAATCCTGTGAGGAATTGCCACCCGTTTCGCAGCTGTCGGCAGGCCGGGTGGCCAAACCCTTGGGCGTCGTTTAGCCGTTGATGTTGTCGCCGTTAGCGTCGAGCACATACCACTCGCGGTCTGCATAGTGCTTCTCGGCGTAGGCGTTGGCGGCAGCGTCATCGGCCACGCGGATTGCATCCAGTTCATGCCAGCCGTCGCCGTCTGCAACGACAATCCGGTACGCCTTGGTGTACGTCTCATCAAGACGAACCTCGACGTTGTAGGCAATGTCCGAAATCTCCTCGTCGCTCCAGTTGGCATTGCCGGCGTCACGGATGGCTCGCAATTGCCCACGATCGACGTGAGCGCCGCCGTCGTCCCAAGTCGCAGCAACCTCATGCCCGCCGACATTCACAGCGTCGCGGCTGATCGTCTCAAACTCGGTGTTTCGGATAGTGAGCATCGTTCGTCTCCTGGTTGTGCCCTTGCAGGGCGGGGTGGGTTAGTCAGTCTATTTGCTGCGAGTCTCATTCGCTCGCATGGCAATACTCTAGGCTATCGGAAGTTGGGTTGCAAGGGGACCAGAAAAGATTTTTTTGGGGGCGTTTTGCCGGAGAAAACGCTACTTCCGGCTCGGGCGTCGCTTGGCCGCCTTCTTCCGCTTGGCGGCTGGCCGCTTGGCGAGGTGCTTCTTGCCGTTGGCTCGAGTCGTCAGTTCGTCCTTGGCCCGGTCGGCCTCGGCCACAGGAATCAGCGTCAGACGCTCAGAGAACTTGCGGACGTGCAGCTTGCCTTCACGGATCAGGTGCCGCACCCAGGAGTCCGAGCACCCCATGTGCTGCACGGTTTCGGCAATGGTGAGGAAGTCGCCGTCGAGTTTGTGAGCCATCGTAACCATGCCCCAATACTACGAGCCAACGGAAGTTAGTCAAACTGTCCAGCCGCCTGGCCAGCCCAAACCGCCGCCCCGGCACGATCCGCAGCACCGGATCGGCCGAGGCGGTAGAGTGGTCTGCCGAGCAGAGTTCCAGTGGAGGCGAGGGGAGTCGAGGGGTTGTATACGCTGTACAGGGTATGTACACCTGTTTACAGACCGGGAATGATGTGCCATGGCAATGACAATGAAAGAACTGCTTGAGCGGTACGCCCTGCTCCGTGGGCTGAAGGGGAAGACGGTACGCCTGTACGAGATGCTGATCGACCGCTTTGGCGTGTTTCTCGGCCACGAGCCAACGGTCAAGGATCTCGATGACTTGGTGGTCAGCCGCTACTTGAGGTGGCGGGCCGAGACTGCCGGCTGGCGTGGGCGTCGGCCGAGCCCGGCGAGCGTCCGCAAGGACCGGGTGATGCTGGCGGCCATCTGGACATACGCTGCCCGCAAGCGGATTGCCTCGGAGTTTCCCGAGCTTCCCAAGGTGAAGGTGCCCACGAGGCTGCCCACGGGCCGGGCGTACACCTCGGCCGACGTGGCCGCCCTGATCCGGCGGGCCAGACACCGCATCGGCAGCACCGGCGGCGTGCCGTCGGCCTGGTGGTGGCCGACGATCCTGTACACCATCTACTGCACTGGGGAGCGTCTGGAGGCCACCATGTCGCTCAGGTGGGCCGACGTGGATCTGGAGCGGTGCCGGGTCGTTTTCAGGGGCGAGAACCGCAAGGGAAGCACCAGGGACATCGAGCGGCAGATTACGCCCGAACTGGCCACGATGCTGGCCATCCACCGTCGAGCCGACTCCGAGCTTGTGTGGCCGTCTGATCGCCGCAGCCGGTTTCAGTGGACGAGCCTAAAACTGCTTTGCAAATCCGCTGGCGTGCAGTATAGGGGCTTTCATGGCCTGAGGCGCACGGCCGCCAGTTACGCCGCTCTTGCAGGCGGGACGGCCGCCGCCACGCAGCTGCTCGACCACAGCGATCCGAAGTTGCAGGAGAGGTACGTGGACCCGCTTATCTGCCCAACGGACAGCGACTCCACCAGGGCCCTGCCGACGCTCGATCTCACCGAGCCCCCCGGCGGGCCCGGCAAGCCACGGTAACCCGGCGAGTGAGCGCATGCTGCCGACCTAGAAGACACGGCAAACGCTGGATGATCACGAAGCAGATTTCGGGATCATCTGTGGCAGGCACAGGGCGAGCGACGGCGTGGAAAGGGTGAAACACGCCGCCGCTCAAGCCCCGGCCCGGCTCAGTAAGAAACTGTGGTGCGT